CTGCATCGGATTTTCCTTGCTCGTAAAAATGTTGGGCAATAGTATCAGCATTTCGTGCTGCATAAATAGCTTTATGATAACCATCATAATCTTTAACACTCCCATCTTCACTTAAGAACTTCTTAATAAATGTGGCGATATCAGATTGAGCGGTAGCAACATCATTTGGATTCTTAACTCCATATCTAAATTTCTTTTCTCCAACGTTAAAATCAAAACCTTTGAAATCGTTGTTAAAAAAATCTTCAGTGGATTTTTTGAATGTTTTATGTTGTTGTTGAGCTATTTCTTGCTCTTTGTTATGTTTGTTGAAAAATTCAGTAGCTTTTTGCTGTTCTTTATTTATACCGGGCTTCAACTTGATTTCACGGTAATATTTATCTTTTAGACCATCTAAAAAGTTGGTAGCTTGAGCAACTTCCTCTTTCATTGCGAGTTGTTTTTTTCTGATGTCCTTCGCTTCATCATATTCTTCATCATAATGGAATTTATCTTCCATCATAAAATCAATTTCTTCTTTATCTAAATGAGGTTTTGTTTGTGCATAGTATTCTTGTAATAATACGTTAGGATCTGTTTTAGAATAATCTGCATTTAATCTAACATAATCTTCCACTGTACCACCTGTATCTTTCATGAATCCTACAAGATCTTGTAAGTTGTCTGGAACAATAACTGGTTCAACTACTGGTGTAGGTACAAATTCTTCTTTTACTTCATTGTTCGTAATTTCTTGTATTGGCGCTACCTCTTTAATGCTTGTGTTATCCGATCCCACTTCTTGCAATCCCACTTTGGCTTCTTCCCCTTCTTTAATGCTTTCTGACGCATCTTGTAACATAGGTTCCGCTGTTTTTGACTCTTGAATGGCATTTTCTTTTGTTTCTTTAGTTTTATCCAAATCTATTTTAACTACTTTGTCAGTTTTATCTACTAATTTTTTTGGACGTTTTTTAACCTTTAATCCTTCTACTTTAAGATCTACTACAGGTTTTTCTGGAGTTTTTAACTCATTTACTTTTGGTGTTTCTATTTTTTTCATGATATGATATTATATAATTTATTTTTTTTATTAAATTTGATTGTTAAAATCTGTTGGTAATAAATCATTTTGACTTTGATTTATTAATTGACTTTGTTGTGTTGCCTCTTGTTTACTTCTTTGATCTTTTCTATCTTCTATTAAAGCTTCTTTTTCCATCATTGCTTTATTGTTACCTTGTAATTTTTGTTTTTCTAATTGCATATCGTAAACAAATTCTACCTCTAACATTTCTCTTTTTAATTTTGCTTCAGTTTCTATTCGTGCTAACTCAAATTGAGATTTAGCTTGTTCAAATTGAATGTTAGTTTCATTTAACGCTTGTTTCTTCTGTACTTCAAACATAGCTTCTTCTTCTCTTTGCTTTGTTTGTGCTTCTGCTTGAGCTCTAATATTTGCTTGTTGAGCTTCTTGAGCAGCTTTAGCATTTTGCTTACGTTTTAATTTTAATAGTTGATTTGCTAATTTCAAATTATGAACTTGACGGATATCTATAGCATCTTCTAAATTTATACCGCCTTGTTGTATAGCCATTTGAATATTTTGTTCTAATATAGCTTTTTCTTCTTCATCAGGTTCTAATTCTAGAAATATGCCAAAATCAAAAAGATTTAAGCTTTTAAGTTCTTCCAATGTACCTACATTATATGAACTTATACTATCTATAAGCGCTTCTTTAGTAAGATCAAATTCTAAACAATCAGCTATACGAAGAGCAATATTCTCACACGCCCTTAATGTTAGAAATAAACTAGCTTGTAATAAATGCCTTGTCGCCACGTTAGATTGAGCAGCTGCTAATTTTTGTAAACCTACTAAAGCATCTTTATCTGGAGTACTTGCATCTCTGGCTTCATTAAGTCCGGTGACATCCCTTATCATTTGTAAATAATATTGATATGTCTGTATAAGAGATTGAATTTTCTGTCCTCCACTAGAACTATTTAACTCTTGAATTGGTACTTTACCATGATTAAGATCACCATCCTGAGTCATACTTCTACCAACTATACTACCTGTTTGGAAATACATGTTTAAAGCTTCACTAGGATTGTAATTAGTTCCATTACCTAAATCTACTTCTGCTAATCCATCCACATCTAAAAATACTCCATCAGGTACAATACGAGATAAAACTTGTTGAAGTTTTAAAGAAGTTAATTGTATCATATCCGCAAAACCTATCATTCTCTCTACTAATGATGATATTCTACCTTTATATAAAGTAGGTGCACATAATTGGTAATTCATTTGTACTTTACTAAGATTAGAAAATGGTCGTGTCATATTTTCTGCAACCTCCCATTTTAACATTATAGGGTGACCTAAAATCTTAGCTCCATGATATAATACTTCTATCGATCTAGAAACTCTATCAAAGTTATCACTTGGAGGAGGATTAAATTGATCTGTCTTTTCAATAGCTTTTTCTAATCCTTGATCAGTATGTTTAATCTTAAATACTTGATCAGCATAAGTTTTATATTCAAAATATAATACTTGTACAGTATTGTTATTATCATTTCCTGACCAATTTCTAGTATAATTAGTATTACCAGGGAATTTTTGAATTTCTTCTAACTGAGAAGTACTTAATTCAGGAAATTCTTTTTTAAGTTCTGGAATACTAATTGCTTTTACTTCACCAACATAATATATATCTTCAAAGTTTGGATCTTCAGTATATGACCATACTAAATTAGCAGGATCTACATAGTCAACTACTATTCCATTAGCTTTATTGAAACTAGTTTTTACAGCACCAATACCTAATACTGTTAAATCTCTATTAAATCTTTTTCTTACTAAATCATATTTGTTTCTAGCTAAAACATTTGATATAGCTTCTTCTTCTGCAATTTCTATTGATTGTTTATAATCTAATTGCATGTGTAATTCTAATTCTTGCTCTGTTTGCGGAACTTCCATACCTGGTGGTAATTGAGCTAAATCAATTCCTAAACTTCCTTTTACTTCATCCATAAAAGCTTTAGCCGCAATTTGTTTATGTAAATTTTGAGCATAATCTGTTCGAGCCTTTTGCGAAGCAGGATCTTGAGCAAATGCTTTTATTTCATAAAGCTTACTTGACATCCCATTTACTACTATATCTACGAACTTAGGTATTATAGGAACAGGTTTCCAATCTAAATTTAAATATGATAAATCACCATTTATAGATAATTCATCTTTGTATTTTTGTACTGGTTGTTCTCCTCTAGCATATAATCTTCTACGATAAAATATATTATAATTATTCTCATATCTATAACCTCCAAGTGAACTATTAAACCATTCACCTTCAATAGCACGGGCTACTTGAAGACCATACTCTATACTCATTTTCTCTTCTTCAGGTACCACCTGATTAGGAAAACTGCTTCTTGTATTAGTATAAATCATTTATTTTTGTATTTTTGAAAGTACTCCTGTGTTATCATATCTCTTAATTCCTAAATTCATTTTTTTTGTTGTTCTATTGGCTAATGGTTTATATTTATTTTTATTACAAGCCATAATAGCTAAACCAGAACTTATTGAAGCATCGTGTTTAGTTCTATTATTTATATCAAACTTTGCCCAATCTTCTAATGTTCGTTGAAACACCATTTCTCCAAAATCTCCACCTTCTTTTAATCCAACATTATCTTCTATATACGTTTCAATTGCAGCTGCATGAGCTTGTTTCATATCTTCACTGGAATTAGGTATTCCACCTACTTCTTTTTCTGTAACTGATAATTTATTCCATATTTTATCTGGACGATTAATTGAAAAATGTCTATAACCTCTTCTTTTGAAATAATACAATAATCTAGGTTTATTATTTTCTACTAATATAGGCATCCCATAAAATATACAAGCCATTAAAACATCTTCAAAAAATATCTCAGCAGTGGGTGGACGAGATATATATTCTAAAAAGAATTTATTTGGCGGAGCATCTTCTAAAGTAAACTTAGTTAAGCCATGCAAAGATCCATTTGAACCTCTTCTATCTACTGTACCACTGATATCATAACTATCACATCCAAAAGCCCCTAAGTGCTCATTACCAGGGTATTTAGTACTATTCTTTAGTATCACTTGATTTTGAAGACTTTTAACCGGAATCCATGAAATAAAAAATCTTCCTTTATTATTAGGTAAAAAAATAACTCTAGTATCTTTAACACCATTCTCCCATTGAAAATTTCCTTGAGTTACAGAAGCCTTATTATTTAATTCTTCATTAAAATCTATTTGCTCATATATTTTTACTAAGTTAAACAAAGACTGTTTAGTTTCATCTCTAAATGCGTGCTTTTCAGTTCTTGGGAATTGTCTAAAAAATTCATTTAAACCATCTTGATCACCTTTTAATCCATCTGCCTCATTATCCCAATATTCTATTACACCCATTGTTATAGGCAATTTATCTACACCTAATATTTCTTTTTTAGGTGTATCAAATACTGGCATACCATACATATCCATATAACCTTCATAATTCCACTCCATTGGGATAAATAATGAATATAAACCTGATTTAGTTTGACCGTTTCTATTTCTAGAGTTAACATCGGAACTATTATAAATATCTTTAAAGTTTTGACCTCCCTTATCTAAAGCATTACTGGTAGATCCCATCATACATTTACCAATAATTCTTCTACCTAATCTTAAACAAGTTTTTGTTACCTTCCAGTTGTTTTTAATATTGTCAGGTCTCTCCCATTTACCACTCTCATCATGAGCTAATAGTTTTAACTTTTCACCATCATAACTATTATCTCCAGTATTTTTCCAATCTATAGTAGTATCTAATCCATCTAACTCCTCTATCTTCTCTCTAGCATCTAACTTTCTTCTGGTTAATTTAGAAGCTGGGATTCTATATGCCAATTCGGTTTTAGGACGATCCATACCATCTTGGATGGGTTTAAAAAAGAATGGATAGTTAACCGAGATGGGTACAACTTTATCCGTGAACATTTTCTTAGCATCGGCACCTGATTTGGATAATACACCAAATCTTGAATCGCTTGACATTGTGGCTTGATTAACAAGTTCT